CTGTAACCAGTAGTTGCAGTTAGTTCTTGATCAAGTTCAAAATTCTCTACGGTATTACCGTCAGCGAAACCAATACGATTATTTTGTAATTGTGTGTTATCTACACCTAATGCGGCGATGGTGACGTGCCCGTTGCCGTCAACATCGAAATCTTCCTGTGCAAAGGAAGCCAGTCCCTTCTGCTCTGTTGCCGCAGCCGCGAGGTAGCGCCAACCTCCATTATCGCCGCTGGAATGAGTAGGAGCGCCAGCACCAGCACTAATTGCCTGATACGCTTGATAGACTTTTGATGCATTCTCGATAATATCATATCTAGAATATGCTGTACCCGCACCATAGCTAGCATACTTACTACCTTCAGTTGCTGTAGCAATAGGTACATTTGTTGCAGATGTCAGACGACCTCTATCATCAACAGAAAATTTAACAGCATTTACAGTTTCCGTACCATAGGGTTCACTATTAGATCCAGCAGCAGATACTGATGTGAGTGATTCGGTATTATAATCGCCATCAACAACTGTTGTAGTTGCAAGATCTATGAGAGGAGCACCAGATACACCATCTCCATTATTAACAACAATTTTTCCAGAGACACCCCCAATAGTGCGGGTGGTCATTACATTTGTAGAAGTCCTACTAATAAAACCAGTAGTTGATAGATCTGCAACTGCTTGAAGATCTAAACTATATGGTTGTGCAGAACAATTTGCAGGATCAGCATCTTCAACATTACCTGCTAATCCATATGCACCCAATGTTGTTGGATTGGATGCTGCAGTTACAATACCTTTAGCATCTACAGTTACTTTTGTATAAGTGCCTGTAGGTGCATCTGTACCATCATAATGATCAAGACCAGATTGTAATCCTAAAGTAGTTGTAATATTGATGTTCTGAGAACCATCAAAAAGTTCGGAACCAGAAACATCCCCACTTAATTGAATTTGTCTGGAAGAAGATAATCTAGAAGAGGTAGAAGCATTACCAATTAATGTTGCAGTAATTGTCGCTGCCGCAAAGTTACCGTCAGCATCACGCTGCACAAGACTGTTTGCTGTGTTTGAAGTTGATTCAAGAGGACGCTCATACCCCAGAGTATTCCATCCTTGAACACCATCTCCAATCTTAATACGACCCGTATCAAGTTCGATTCCCAATTCTCCTTGGGCAAGGATGGGGTTAGAGTTGGACCACTCTTGAGCACCACCACGTCTTAACTGAATTCTATTTGCCATTGTTTACGACAACTCTAAGAGATTATGCTTCTGAGTTATTTATGCCATTAAAAAAAGGTATGTTTCAACAATGCTTCTCTATGAGAGACCGTTTCGACATTATTCTCATAATTTTTTATCTGTCGTAAATTATCATCGAGTATTTTCTTCCTTCCTGAACCCATCATAATGTCATATTCTTCACCTATTTTTGCGGTATTAAATAACCCAAGCCCATACATTGCCATAATATAATTGGAGCATTTAAACATTCGCCAAGGAACAGGTCCAAATTCATTTCTTTGTGGTAATCTGTTTTTCCAAGATTCAATTTTATCTCTAAGACTTTCTGTTAAAACCAGGTTATTTTTACAATACTTCCAAAAAGGAGTATCATTTCTGTCACAGATATAATGCATTAAAACATAGTCAACTATATCATCAAATATGTTTTTCACAGAACTATTAAATCTATCAATATCTTTACTTGGGTATGTTGCAGTAAAACAAAACATCTGTTGTATTACACTGGTAAGAGATGTTGCTTCCAAAGGTTCTATAAAATTACTTGCCAAACCAACAGATATACAATTTTTATACCAGAAAGTTTCAAGTCTACCAGGGTTAAATTTTACTTTTTTTGTAATATCAACATCTCCATAATTTTTCTGTATTTCATCACGTATCATTTCTTCAGTTGCAAACAAATCCGAATACACATATCCATTTCCAGTTCTAGTTTGAGTTGGAATTTTCCAAGTCCACCCATAATCTCTTGCTTCTGCTGTAGTGTAACAGTCAATAATATCTTCCCCTTCCGTTTGAAATGCTAAAGCGGAATTCATAAGAAAATATTTATCATATGATACCCATTTTACACCTAATCTTTTTTTCATAATTTCTGATCTGAATCCAGAACAGTCAATAAAAAAATTAGAATGATATTCTTTATCTTTGGATTTTAGAGATACAATATTTCCACTTTCTTCATTGATCTTGATATCAATAATATCGTCTCTATTAATCTCAATACCTTTTCTTATACAAGTTTTTCTTAAATATTCATTTAATTTATTGGTATCAAAATGAAATTGATTAGACAAGATTAATCCACTATCAACACTAACCTTAGGAAACCGACTTTCTAAAAACCAAGAATCTAATAGTTCTTTTGGATCTTTATTTTCAGATATCAATTTCGCATAAATGCAAGAATAATCATCATATGGTTCACTGTAGGTTTCACTAACCATATGAAAATAATCAGTCTTTTTCCAATTTTTGTAATGGATTGCTAATTTATAAGTAGCACCACAATATCGAATCATATCAATAGGATCTATATCACAGACTTTCAAAAAGTTGCTCCAATGTTCTGTAGATCCTTCTCCAACACCAATGATACCCATTCTTTCAGATTCTACGATTCCGACTTTAGTTTCTGGAAATCTTGATTTTAATATCAATGCCGAAATATATCCAGAATTACCTCCACCAAGAACAATAAAATCTTTTGTCATAGTTAATACGATTCAATTAATTACATAAAAGAGGGGTGTAACCCCTCTCTTTAAAATCACTCTACATTAGATTCATCAACCTCTTCTTCTGGTGGTGCCGACATAGTTTCTGGATTGTAATATTCCAACGCTTCAATAGCACCCTGAAGTTTTAGTGCTGTTACTTCATTTTCTTTGATCTTCGCTGCGAGTTTTTGATTCTCTTCAACTAATGCAGAAAAACGCTCTCTAAATTGAGAGAGCATATCAGTTTGGGAGACTTGTTCAATCGTCATAATGTTTACTTTGATTCTGGACTAACGTTAGTAAAAGTGACTTGATATCACTCATTTCAGATTTTAACTGAGAAACTTCATTTTGTAAAGCCTCTTTCTCAATCTTTTCTTTTTGGCGTCTATTGTAAGATGCCATATATTTATCATATTCGTCATTATTACCACAAACAATGGCATTTGAGGAGGGATCTCTATAGAGTCCCTCCTTTCCTTCTACTGGAATCAGGTTTTCAAAATCATTCATTAGGTTGCAAGAGCGATGGCACGAAGATCGGCAATTAGTGGAACTTTTGCTTGACTAGAGGATCTTAGGACAATCTTCAACTGGAATGCATTGAAGTTCAAACCACTGACCTCATAGTAATAATCTTTCCAAAGAATCTCTTCGTTTGGTGAAGAGTCATATTGTAAGGGTTTTTCCATTTGCGTCCAACCAATAGAATCAATATCGTCATTAGTTCCAGTGCTGAATGCTCTGTAGTAAATTCTTACATCTGCTTCAGGTGGACGAGACATCTGGAAATCAACTCTTAAAGATCTAGAATCTCTAATCAAACGAGCAAGTCTTGTAATATATACACAATCATTTTGATCGCCAATTGGAAGTTTTGAAACATCCTGTGTACGATCAATTTCACCTTGCTGACCATAAGGAGAAGAACCACCAGGCCACTCATTGATTCTATTTGTAGTTGTAATCAAAGAGCATCTGTCAAGATCAACAACAGGAGAGAGAGTTGATTTCTCAGTAGAAAGATCAACCAACAGTGTTAATGACTTTTCACCATCAAGTTTTGCATTTTCATTTACAGAAGATGCAACCATCTTAGGATTGGGGAAGAAGTTTAAATCATTAAGAGTGATAGGAGTATAGGTTCCATCATTGATGAACGATGATTGATCTCGTGGAGAAGATCCACCTTCACCGCCACCATCACCAACAGAAGTTGCTGTTGTAGTATTAATTCTGGCAGTGATATCAGTTTCGGGAAGATTCATCACAGAAACAGTTGGTGTCAAAGTTTCAAACTGAATATTTTGTGTTGCAAAAACTTGATTACCACCCGCACGAATACCATTGTTTGCTACACCTTGCATTTGAAGCATATATGTATCCATCCAAGGACATTCGAGACTTGTGTGTGTCTTATTAATGTCAATAAGAGGAAGACCATCAAGGTTGTAACATTCTACAACGGCACCAGATGCATGAGTAACATCATCAGTATTGCTTGCACCTCTACCACCTGTAGCAACAGTAATCGTCTTACCATCACTAGAAACTGCATTGTATTGAATAATCTCATCACCAATTTTAATATAACCAGGATTCGCGTCACTAATTGCCGAACCATTGACAACTGTATGGAAAGAAGATGCAGCATCTACGGAGATAGAAGTTGCTGCTGCCGCTAAAGCACTGGTCAGAGTTGTTGGAGCAACTTCGGAAATGACACCTTCAATTTGAACATTATTTGCCCTATGATGCATACCATGATTTCTATGAAAGATAAGAATTTCTTTTTCATCATTTGCATATGTAGGAGCACTGGGTAGATATGCTCCGAAAGAATCACCACTTTCAGTAGAAGATGTGACAGTTGCAGTCCAACCTCCTGTCTCGTTCAGAGTTTCAGTGTCAGTGAATGCACCAGTAATATAATGGAGAACCAGATTGGCAGAACCATCCCAGGTCTTAACAATACCGACTGATCCAGAAGTTGCACCAGTAACAACATCACCAACCTCAAGACTTCCAGATACGTTACCAACAACCAAAGTTGCAAGTGCTTCAGAAGATCTAATTCGATATGTGCTGGATGTACCCGCCAACCAAGTGCCATCAACATCGTTGACTGTAATTGTATCTGCAGCAGAAGAAGAGGTTGTAGTAGAGACTACCGTTGCTTCCGAACCAGATGTTTCTTGTAAAATACGAGCACCAACAGTAAATGTGTATTGAGTTGCAGCAGGAGCTGTAGATAACACAAGTTTAGGTTTAATTGTTTGAATTGGATTATCAATTAAACGATGAATACCATTGTTACCTTTACCCTGAGGGGTATTATTAAGAACAACAGTTCCACTAGTTTGAGTGAAGTTTGCGCGATATACAGTAAACTTCAAATCTTCATATTGATCAGCTGTCCAGGTAGATGCGTTCTGAGATTTAAACAGAACACCAGCATATGGTTGTTCGGAAATTGTTCTAGTTCCAGTTACATCTACATCACCCATTCTGGAAATCCAGACTTGATATTCATTAGAGTCAGACAAAAGAACAAAGCAATATTCAACCGAAGACTTAATATAAACAGGTGCTTTAAATGTGAATCTTGTAGGAACAGCAGCACTTTCAGAAATCTCTACATCATCTGGAGTAATCGTAGTATCAGAGAATGGAAGAATAGTTTTTGTTGGATAACCGTTTTCCATTGTTCTAATTTGCATAGAAATTGGAATATTGTCATCTTTGGTTCTAAAGAACACATCAACAGAACTGAGGAAAATACCACCTTCCTCTTCAAGGATAAAGGATTGTGCCAGAGGATCGTACCAACCAATCTGACGTGTCTCAGTTCTAGTTGTTTGAACAACTCTATCTTCAGAAACAGTATCCCTAACAATCTCAGCATTTCGGATTGCCAGAATATTTTCCCTAACTGTTTGTAAAGTACCACTTGCAGAATAAGTAGTATCTGCAGAAGAATCTACGGTGCCAGGAGTTCTACTATTGGTTTCTGATGTTGTAAATCTAAATGAACGAGTGCCAGTTGACCAACGAGGATTAGCATCATTTTTGGGAGAAGGTACAAAAAATGTGCCCTGAATATTACCAACATTATCTGTTAGCAAACGACGATCCGAAACAACTGCTCTTGCACCAGAAGTTTGACCAACTAGGATTTCACCTACCTGCATATTTCCAAAATAATCGGGAGAGATATTTTCGGAAATTGCTGTGATATCATGATTGAGATATGCAGTCTGAGAAGAATATGAAGTTGGAAGTGCTTCAGTTCCCTTTCCATATGGATTTGTTTTATATCCATCATTGGGTGCTACAACTTTCAGTTGACATCCAGAAGTTTGACCTGTTACAGTTTCTCCAACAACAAAAGGTGTTTCGTTTGTTCTAGAATCGGATGTGGAGTTTTTAACAATCTCAATGACCTTAGGTGTAATGTAATTACTGACATTCACACCATCAAAGAATGCATAGAATCTAGTACGGGGCTTCATTCTGTCCACATTAAAACCAATGTTTCTAGAGCGAATCCAAGGAATAGCACTTCTAGAAAGTACAGTATCACCTAAAGACTTGCGTTCAATCTTAGGTACAACCCTTGTACGAATACCTTGACGTGCTTGGTTATTTACTACACGGAAAGTACGACGCTCATGCAGGTAGAAAAGACCTTGACGACGCTGACCGTGACCAGCACGACCCAACTGACGACCAACTCCATATGTACCAGATCTAGACTGGAATGACGAAGATGAAGTTAATGTTTCACCAGTCCAGTTAGTCTGCCAAGAACCCCACTGAATAGGAGCAAATCCATTCTGATCTACATTCAGATCTCTAGAAACTGAAGAGAAGTCACCCTCTACATTTTCAACTCTTGCAGGAAGACGCTCAATATCAACCCAGTCATCAGACGCAGGAGTCAAATCAATCCGACCAATGAATGTAAAAACATTGAATGGGTTAACATTTTCAGATCTAGATGCATAAGGTTGAGTAATGACTGCGACTTGCTCATAGGGGAGCATCACAACATTACCATCAGTTTTAACTACATTTGTAGAATCATCAGCGTTATACTGAAGTGCCACATTAGTTGTGTAATGCTGAGGACGAAGTTGACCCTCTCTAAAGTCCAAAGAACACTTATAGTCTGGACTTAAAACATCTCCAGTAGTATGATCAGTAAAATCATCTACAACATAACCATTTTTCAGACGATCAAAACCATTCTCGTCATAAGTTTTAGTATTTTCTGCCTGAGATTCAAGCATCGACAAAGATGTATAATACTCAACATGAGTGAGTCTTTGCTCAAGATCCCCGATGTCTTTCATCGTATAACGACGAATAACTTCAGTATTAATCAAAACATCTCTTTCTGGATCAAATACATATGGTTTGTATTCAATAGTTGCCAAAAGCATGGCATTTTCAATCTTTGGTGGTGGAATCAAGTAATAACCAGATACACCTTTAGATATTTTAAGTTCTCCATCGTGAGAAAGATACAATCTATCAAGTCTAGGTAGATACCAAGAATAATCTGCTCTAAATGAGGAATCTACTTCCATGATATCAAAGATTGTAGCACCTCCACTACCACCTGCAGAATCAAATACCCTTGAAACAAAATCAAAAGTAGTACAGTTTACAAAATATGGAGAACTTACCGTGCCTTGACCGTTTCTAAGTTCTTTGACTGCAGGGCGAAAATCAATTTGATCTCTAATATATTTAATAGACCCATCTAATTTATAATTAGGAATCTCTTTATACTTAATACCGCTATAAGATTCGGCAGAGAAATAATCTCCAGATGCTTCATGAATAAAGAAGTCAAAAATTACAAGCAATCTTCTTGTAGGTGCAACTGTAGAAGGCAAACGAACAAGTTTGGATACATCATAAAAATTAGTTCTTTGACCTGGTTCTAATTCAAATTGATCAGTAATTACTTTACTTCCAGCAAAAATAGATGAATCACCGTCATCAATAATACCCGTAATAGCATCACCAGCACTATTCTCACCATCAATAGTTTCACCTGTGATGAAAGGAATTTCATTTAAAGCAACATAGTAAAGTTTCAAATCAGAGTTAGAGAAAGAAATTACTCTACCTCTAGCACCAGAAGTTTTACCTACAATCAGTGTGCTTGCAGCGAAGAATACCGATTCAGTAAGAACAACATATGGAGAAGATGCATCATTATCATCAAATGATTCATAGATTGCATGAACATTATAGACATCATTAACACCAAAGGAAATATCTAAATCTTCAACTCTGGTTCCATAGAGAGCACTATAAGTAAGACCTGTTGGTTGTGTATCAACATCCTCAGTCGTCTTAAAGACTTTAAGAGACTTCATCTTAGATGCAGTTTTAATTTTTCTAGAAACAGTATTTTTAGAAATAAGTGCAGTAAGAGTTACTGTTGCGACATTAGTAAGACCGCTGATAGAGAATGACTGGTTATCAGAACCAAAAGAAGTTGTTAAATTGCCAGCATCTACTTCAGCATCAACGTCAACATTTTGACCATTAGAATAGACAGTAGAACTACCATTATCAATAATTGTCAAAATATAATGATCTGAAGATAATGCAGCAAAAGATTCTGTTTCTGGTAAAGTAAATGTAATTGAACCAGAAGTTACTGTTTTGGATGCAAAATTTCTAAAGACAAAGAAGGATTCGTCTTCTAAAGACTTCATTGTGTCCTCAGGAAGATCAAAAGAAAGTTCTCCATTTTGATAATCTTTTTGGAAAACGAAAGGACGCATCCTCACCATCTCACCAAATTCACCTGCAGAAACAGTACCAACTTTTAAAGTATTTTCAAGTCTAGCAATCTGATCAGCATAATTAAAAATTACATCTCCATCTAAAACGCCAGTTCTCTTATTGGATGTAGTTGTTCCAATATTGGTTGGATCAACTCTTTTAACACGAACGGTATTATTACCCTCAACATCTGAGATTGTTGGCGTAATTACATCACCAGGTCTCAGATCTTTTTCAAATCTTGTGCGGAAACCAGTTAAGTCTTCTCTACCAACTGTAGAGACATCAAATGTCAATGCTGCACCGCCACCGCCACCAAGTTGAGCGTCAGCAACGGTAATAGTTTCATCTATAACATATCCACTACCACCTGCAGTTACAGTAATAGTAGCTGCACCAGATCCATCAACTACGATAGTAAATGTAGCGCCAGATCCTGATCCATCAGTGGTTACACCAGTGGTAGAAATATTATATGAACCAGCAGATCTAGAAGCATCTGCAGCACCAATAGTATCTACAGTAAGAATATCTCCAGTAGTCTCATCAATTTCTACTGTAGATGCTTCAATAGGTCTAGAGTCATTGAGAATCCAGTTACAACCAAATCTTACATTACTACCACTATCGAGACCAAATGCAGATTTTACATCTGTTAATTGATAGGTATGTGCTGCCTGCAATGTACCAACATCTCTACCATTAATCTGAAGTTTTTCTCCATTAGAAAACACTCCATTAACATGCTCCAAGTAAATATAATGTGTATTATTACCCGTGTCTGCAATATAACCAGAAGCATTAGATGTCTTACCAACAATCTTGGTTCCTGCAGTATATGTCTCTGGACTACCAATATTCAATACAGTGAACATCTGCACATCCATAAAATGCAGATTATACACACCACCAGTTACTGATGGTGTAGTTCCAAAGGGTGATGTTGCAGCTAAAGCAGTACTAGATTTTTGAAGTTGAACAACTCTACATCTTCCAATACGATTAGCACCAGACTTAACTGCACTTGTTGCATTTGCAGACCAGTCATCATACAAATTCAAAATTTGATATGAATCAGTAACACCATCACCAGAAACTTCTGGCCAACCATGAATATCATATACCTTTACAAAATTACCAAGGTTAAAATTAACAATACCGTTTTGACGAGTTTCAAAATCTCTGGGTTTATCTACATCAACATATTGAGGTGTAATAAACTCCGTTCGATATCCTCTAATATATGCTTTACCAGGAGAAATTTCAATCGCTAATTTATCATCAGTAGCAGTATTTCCGTCTTGAGATTCCTCTCCAGAATTATATACACCGTTGTTAAATCCATCATTAAGATGCTCACGAGCTTTGACATCAAATGTGTCAACTACATAGTCACCAGACTCCTCATATGTTCTACGAGCTAGCGACTTTTCAAGTTCACTGTACTCTGTTCTTTCAACATAATTTTCAATTCTACTCTTATTGATTCTGAGAAGTTCGATAAAATCTTTATCTGCCTCATCATCAATTAATCGTTTTACAAATTGAGTTTGAATTTTAAATCTATGAGCACCAGGAGCAGAATAATTGGAAGTTCCTGCAGCATTATCATTTAAAGATTCATCATCTTCAGGAGTTACAATAGATTCGAGGATATCTAAACCAACTCTATATGAAGGATTGCTGCCATATTGATCAAGAATAAGATAACTTGAAGGAACATTGACAAAATGACCACGAATATAGTATACACCTTCACTGATATATGCAGTAGATCCGATTGCCGTCGCATTAACAGGAAGAAGTTGAGCAAAAGGTGTACCGATTTCAATAAGGGTAGACCCAAATGTAATTTCTTTATCGGTAATCAACTGTTCGTTAATTTGAAAAGTCTTAAGTCCAGTTGCAGATGTGGTGTCTCCCGAATCAATATATTTTACATAAAAGGTAATATATCCCTTTTCAGATTCAGAAGCAGAAATACTATATAAAACTTTTGCTTTAACACCTGTAGTTAGACCTTCAATAATTGTTCCTGTTAATTGAGTTCTATAAGTCTCAACATCACTACCCAAGAACGATTCCTGAACCAATACTGCTTGTACATCCAAGTCATATCCAACTTGACCAGGAATTACCATTGCACCATCCTTAAAGAGGTGCGTTCCAATGCCCTCTACCTGATTTTGCAGAATACTCTGCATGGTACTAAGTTCTCTTGCCTGAATCGGAAATCCAGGACGGAACAATACTCGATAAAAATTCTTATCTTTATCGAAATCGTCGTAATAAGGTGTGACGTTGAGATTAGTATTTTGTGCCATTAGAACTCGATTACAATTTTGATGTCTTCTACCTGGTCGTTTGCACGACTGATTGCTCTTCTATTATCTATATAAACAATCTGACCGCTGTTTGGTTCAATTTCTGCTTTTGCATAACCACTAGTAAATCTCATACCCAAATCATATTCAGTGTTGTTAATAGTTCTAGAAGAAGAGTTGGGAACTGCTGGAAAATTTACATCTGGTTGTCCAGATGAACCAGAAGTTGCACCACTAATGACATTAGAACCATCAAATTCATTTTGAGTACCTGTAACTTCAGGAAAAATGCCATCAACAGAGTTTTGATAATATTTTAGAACTTTGGTTGTTGCATTCCAAGAAATAACTCTTGCGCGAGCAGTAACATTCGTACCACCAACAACACGAGTTTGAGTGATAATTTCATCAGGAACATAGTTCCCCTGAAAAGTTGGAGAGAAAATAACTGCTTTTGTAGCAGATACTGTCAAATCCGAAATAAGTTCCGAAGTTCCAAACTTAAGAGGATTCGTTACTAATCCGATACGACGATAGTCGTTATCAATAGGAAAGTCTCCTGCACCCTCATCGTAAGAAAGTTTTGCATTAATCATTACTCGGAAAGCACCGAGTTCGACGGAAGATTCATAACCATGTCCATTTGGAGGAGGAATAATTACGTCAACTTCTGCACTAGTTCCAGTTCCAATACCAGTAATAGAACTAATACTAATTTGACCAAATGTGTAACCCGTACCACCAGATGTTACTGTAGCGGAAGTAATTTTACCACCATCAACAACAATAGAAACACGACCACCAGTACCATCACCATTAATGGCGACATTATCATAAGTGCCGTTATTATAACCAGATCCTGCAGCACTAATAACAACCGTATCAATTTCACCACCAACAGCGTTTGTTTTTACTGAATCATTAGTAAAAACTGGCATATAGTCATTAGAGAAAAACTTTAAGACAGATGCAACAGGGATTGTATACATATATTTCCAACGATACCCATCACCAGTTGTAATAATAGAAGTGGAAGTACCAGTAGGTTCAATGGTAGAGGGTTTACCATTGGGATCAGAAGGAGAAGTACCATTGTAAATGCACTTGTAAACTTGATATTGAGAGTTTACAACATAAAAATCGGCATCATATAATTTAGTGGCACCAGAGGCAGCAGTTTTACTAGGGGAGTAATCATGACGATACATGTCATAGGTAAAACCCAGACCACCCGTAGTGTCTTCTGGAGAAGTCCAATCAATACGACGAACAACTTGAACAGTGTCCGCTGCAAGAACTCTCTTTAAAGAGATCATATCATCATAAGAATTGGAAAATTCTGAAAATGAGTCTACCGCCTGAGGAGGCGAATTCTCATTATCCCATGATTGGGGTCTCCCAATAAAGACATAGAGTCTATCTCTATTCGTTCCTGCATCAGAATCACTCTGCGTTGCATCAGGACCTTCAAGTGCTTTAATGAATTTTTTCGCAGAAAAAATTCTAAATTGATCAGTTAGTAGGGCTGCCATCTCTTAGGTACTATTGTCCTCTTGTCTATTTATGATCATTTAGAGCGAACAGTTGACAGATACTCAATTGATTTGATTCTATACGATGCTCCATTATTACCAGTGACCTTTTCTCCACCCAAAATTGCATATCCAACAACACCAGATCCAGTAGTATCCGATGCATCATTTGTGAATGTAAGTTCTGGATGAAGATCATACGAAACATCTACAGATTGTACATATCCATATCCACCATTTGTAATATTAATAGAATCAACTTGGTCACCAGCAGATGTCATAACTACTGTACCAGTTGCTCTAATATCTCCAATATCCTCAAACGTCATAGTAGGTGTTGCTGAATAGTTAGTTCCTGCATTTTGAATGTAAACATCAACAACAGTACTATTTTCAGAGAATTTGTACAAATATCCAGACTCACCAACGTTAACATTTCCTGTATTATATGGAACGATGTCTTTCAGTTGAAGAGTCTTTGTAATAGAATCCCAAGAAACTACAGTTCCTCTAATACCAGAAACATCACCAACTACAACTTCATTAACACTAAAGTTTTGACCATTGCCATCATTAACATCCAATTTAAGATTTACAATAGCATTGTGTTCTCTACCTTCGCTCAGTCCTCCCGCAGAAGAAATATTTGCATATACAGATCTGGCATCTTTAATACTATCGCCAAGTTGCAGTAATGTAGTATTTGTTCCACCTTGTGTAGCCTCAATACCATAAAGAGAATTATAAATGCCACCATCTAAATTAATTTGACCAGCATATGTTGTTCCTGTGTTAATTAGATCAGGAATACCATCACCAGCACCATCATTTTCATCATCATCTTCAAAAGTTCTATTCTCTAAAATTGTAATAGGATCACTCAATAATGTAATTGATTCTCCAGTTACAGTAATCAGAGTATGTGGATTGTCAGTTGCACCAGAACTATTTGCTACACCAGCATCAAATTGAACTGTAGCATCTTCTGTAGATGGAATGCCACCATCAATAAATGCCAATTCATCAATTTCAAAAGTTAAAAGCAATTCTCTAGTATTAGGATTCCAGTCATATACTTTAGCAATCTTATTATTAGCACTCTCAACTCTACGAATAATTCTATCGCCTACATTAAACTCGTAATTAGAAACACCTTCCGAATCAACATCATTATCATCTAAAATTACTCTTTGATCATAATTGAAATTTACACCACGAGTGAGTCCTGCAAATTTTTGATCAGTCTTTGAAGTGTATGCAATTGTTTCGTAATCCAGAATAAATTCTCCAGATCCAGGAAAAGAAGATGTACTTTTTACAAAAATTTCTGTATCTGAAGTAGTTGTACTCTTAGTAAGACCTGTCAAATAAATGTTTGATGCATTATTAGCCTGACGAGCTCTAGTTTTACGCTTGAGATTGACTAATCGAGTAAATATAACATTCGGTGCAGAAGTATATCCCTCACCCTGTTCAGTAACTGTAATACTAGTGATTGATCCTTGATCAATTTCAGCAACCGCTTTTGCACCAATTCCACCACCACCAGTTAAAAGAACAAAGGGCGGTTCTTGATAAAATTCTCCACCATCTGCGACAGTAATTGAAGTAACTTTTCCAGTAGTATCAATTTTAGCAGAACCTTGTGCATCTTGACCCCCACCACCTTCAAATATGACTGTAGGAGCACTCGCATAATTTCTACCAGAATTTAACAAAGTTAATCCAGTTACACTTTGAACAGTCGAAGATCCAGTCGCACCAGTGCCTTCACCACCTATAATTCTGGCTTTTGTTGGACCATAATAATTGTCACCATTCTTAGTCATTTTGACGTAAGAAATTGTTCCAGTATCAGAAATAACTACTTCTCCAGCAGCACCACTAGGGAAATCTGTTGGAAGTGAAGGAACTACATCACCTTCAAATAGCGGAGTTCCATAAAACTTTGGACCAATAATATATGGATAGACTGGATTACCATTACTATCCTCAGTCATGAAATATGCATATGTACCGTTTGGATAGTCTGGAGTTACTGAGAACTTACCATTATATGCATCAAGTGTTCCAACATTAGAATCGTAGATATAATCTTGAACCAAATCTCCAAGAAGATATCCAATTTGCACAGTTCTCAAACCAAGACTATTAGTTTGATATGCAAAAATATATAAAGTTGATGGTGCAGTTGCTGGAACTACAATTTTTATTTCTCTTTGTGTTGCTGCATTAAATCCAGCAATATATGCTGCATATGTTGAGACTTCAGATCCATCAAGAAAATATGTAACCCCCAATTCAAACAAGTAAGAAGTATTACCAATATCTCCAGCATTTCCTGTGCTGTGCCACCCATCATTAGTTTCTGAAAATAGTAAAAACTCTCCATCATTAGAAGAATCATCTTGATCAAAGATGTATGTTTTGCCTCTATCTAATGAGATGAAATTTGGTCTAGATCCATCAAATAAAAATTCACCGTTAGAAACTGTTACTGCATAAGTAACTGTCGAAACGGTATTTACCTGAGGTCTTGCACCAGGAAGTTCTGCAGTGGTTCTGAGTCGAAAAGAAGAAACTTCTCTAGCAACATTTCCACTTGAGTTATATCCATAAGGACCATAGATTGGATAACCATCATATGATACGCCAATGATTTTTGAGTGTCCATCAGTATGGCGACTGTAATCTAAAGTTTCTCCAGATCCGTAATAGTTTTCAACATAATAGTTATTTGATAAAGTCTCAGCAGTAGTGTCTGTGCTGAGAGTCATGTATCCCTCATCCCCATCAGCACCCGACATATTTGGATGATTTTTACAGTAGTAATAAATTCTACTAGTTTCATCCGCATTCATTATGAATATTGGTGCATATTCATTTTCATAATCGGCAGCAGGAGCTGCAGAAGTACCACTACTGGTATAGTAAATCGATCCAGGAACATCATTATGAGTTCCATCAGCAGTTGTACTGAATTGAATTGGATGACCACCGCCACCAGTATTACTAGAATCTGATTGATTAAATTTAATTAGATAATTTCTTTTTACTTGAATATTTTCTGGGGCAAAATAAAATGTGCCAGGAGTAAAATTACCAAATTTTGCGGCATCTGCACCAAAATCAATATAATATGCATTAAAAGTAACGGGATCAGATGCAATGGTAAAAGTAAATCCTGTAGAACCAAGACATCTATCAGTATCTACAAAAGTGGATCCTGTTGATACTTCTCGCAAATAAACTCTTATGACTACACCATCACCATTTCTTACTACTTTAGAAATTTCTCCTGTAGCATTACCACCAATTTCATCAATAGTTCTACCAACAGAGATTACGCCAAGAGTCTCATCAACATTCTCTACATTTAAAACTACATTCCCAATTTCTACTTTTACATTCCAAGTAAATTCCTTAAACTTACCCCATTCAAAAACTCCATTATCGAGTTTAAATTCATCAAGAGTTTTACTAGAATGATAATACTGAATATTACTATCAATGACGGTATCATATACACTATTTGTTTTTACATAATCATATTTTACCGAATCAATTGCAAAGTTTGTTGGTGCATTACCAATTGTGCCCCACTCAGGAGTATGTAATAATCCTCCGTTTGCTAAAATGCCAATAACTTTATTATTTTGCTCTGCTCTAGTTTGTGGATGTGGAACATCTTTACCACCACGATAAATAAATACCTGATCAAATGAACGATCTACAAGAGGTCCACCGCCAGGAGCTGCTTCTATCTGTGTCCATGTAGGTTTGGGGTGATTGTCAGATTCAAGGCGAAGTCTATCTGTTGTAGTTTGAAAAGTACCCCTCATCAATGAATTTGGATGACTCTGCCAAATTCTATTAATATCAAAAGAATTTACAACATTTGGTGTTTCTTGCTCTGGAAAAAACCGAAGTCGTAATGGATCATATCCTTTACCCCTCTCAAGGACGCGAACATGGATAATTTTTCCCGAGTCAGCGTCAATAATTGGATACAATAACGCTTCGACATCTGGTGTTCCACAACCAGTTACTGTCAATCTTGGTGGATCTGCAGGATCATATCCCGTACCACCATTTATTACTTGTACGGCACGAACACCAAAAGTTTCATCAAAAATTGGTTTGGTGACGGCACCCGATCCAGGAACTTGTCTAGTCATTTATATTAATTTAATACGTTAATAGTTCCGTTCATAAGTGCATGAACAGTGCATTGATAATAAAGAACATTTGGAGCGTTCATTGGAACTGTCCAATATAAAACGCTACTACCACTGCCAGATTGACCAGTTGTATATGCCGTACCTGATAATCCTGTGGTCTCTTGAATGCGGAATGGATGAGCAACACCATTAGCAGTATTATCAAATGCATATGTCATGCCTCTCATGACATAAAGTGTTGGGTCGTCTGTTGCTGCAGAAAATCCAGGACCACTAAATGTATAATGATTACTACCATTTGCGCCAAGATCCCACCAAGTCATTGGACTGCGAGTTACAACCCAATCAGTACCATTCCAATACAAAGAATCCCCTTGAGTGATAGAGGGAACATCAGTGTCAGTTAATGCTGCAAATGTTGTAGTTAAAGTTCCATTAAATGCAACTGTGACTGTATCTCCAGAAACAGAAGTTACAATATCATTTCCACCAGCAATCGTCAGAGTATCAGTAACAGAGTTTGCCGTTGTAGTTCCAGTATCTCCAGCAACTGAAGCAAATACATTTTGCAATGCTGCTCCAGAATTATCATCTCCAGGTACAAAGGTAGTTCCATTCCACTTCAGGACTTGATTACTGGTCGGTGTATTAGTGGTAATATCAACATCGGAAAGATCGTCAATACTTGAATATTCAGTGAGAAGTTTTGCTCTAGTATCACCAACACCACCAGCAGTAATATTGATATTTACATATGGATTGTCATCACCATCAACCGTAAAGAAATATCCAGGATAAGTTGCTGCAGCAGGAGCATTTCCTAGTGCAGTATATTCATTTTTGTAAGAAATTGTAGATCCAATATCTACATTTCCCGTAGCACCATCAAAAGTAGCGGTTTGAGATCCTGCGATAATACGAACATCCCCTGTTCCATTAGGAACAATACTAATGTTTCTATTAGAAGAAGAAACAATATTATTATCATTAGTGTCCAAAGAGGATGTCAATGAATTGTAATTGGCAGGTTCAAAAATTGTACCATTAAATTTAAGTACCTGACCAGTAGCAGCATTATCGGTATCTACTCTGAGAGAAGTGCCATTTCCAAGGGCATCATACAATTCATTAAAATTGTCATTGATTTTATCACCACCACTTCTCAGAGTGTCACCTGTATTATCATTAGCAACAGTGCCAATGTTTAGGGATTGTTTAGCCATTACTCGCTACATTTTTTAGTTATTTATGAGATTACTTCAGGATCAATTACCTCCTCACCATAATCGGCAAGATTTGGTGCAGTCCAATCATCAGGAACAGTTGTTTCAATATCAACATCTGGATTTTGATATCCACTACCAGGATTTGTAATAGTTACTCCAGCAACACCAATGAGTGCTTTTACTTGACCATCAAATCCAGAAATAGAATCTAATCTCACAACAGGTCTAGAAGTATATCCAGATCCAGGTGAAGTAACACTAACTTTTTCAATAAATCCATTTGTCAAATTAGCAGTTGCATTTGCATTTTGTCCAAATACCGATCCTAGATAATCGTATGTGATCAAAGAATTTGAAGATTCAATAACAGCAACTTCTCTCTCAGAGACTTCACCTTCAATCTCTAAAAAGTCTCCCGCCTCAACTGGAGGGACAACCTCATCAGAATCAACGTCTGCTTCAGATCCAACATAAGAGAACGCTACGAAAGTAGATCCAAATCTAGGAATTTCCGAGAAGATAATTCTAGAACCAACAATTTCAAAACCAACACCAGGTTCTTGAAGAACTCCATTAATAGAAACAATAATATTATTTTCAGGTCTGATAACACTAGACTGAACACCCTCAGTAAGTGTTAATGAATAGAATACATCATTACGCTTGAGGTTAAAGGATTGGCGTAAAGAATCAAATTCAAATCCAATATCATCCAATTGTCTCAGTTTACCCAGGTAGAATCCTGTAAACGATGCTCCCAGTTCTGGTGGTTCGCTAAATTGAATCTTATCAGAGAATGCAGTATATGCAGCAGACGCACCTGGTGGTTGAAGGATACCATTAACAAAAATCATCATATGACCATCTGGATCGGGTAAGTATTGCGTACCATTTCCAGTAGTTAAATCAAATGTGGTTTGAGTTCCGTCAAATCCTTTAAAGAATCTCTTGACTCTAGCCCTCATCAATTCTTTATTTACAACTGCAGATCTATAATTATCTGGTCCCCTAAGACCATCTCTTGAAGAGAAAGTACCTTTAACATCACTAAGATATATTTTTTTGTTGAGTGAGGAATCTTGAACGAGTTGAACACGAGCAGATGCTGCACCAGCAATTGTAGTTTTTGCTGTAATTTCTGCTTCGCCAACTAAACTTTCGCCACTAACCCCATAATCTCCAACATCATCACTAGACCCAATTGTACCTAAAACAGGAACATAGTAAATGTAATTATTGCTGGAATCATATTCTGTAATAATACCGTAATTACCAGTATCTTGTCCGCCATTCACAATTCTATATAATCTATTTCCAGCGGTGAAAGAATCCAATTGAGCATCAACAGTAACAGTTAATCTAACATGACCTATCGATGCAACTTTATCACCAACATTGATATCGAGTCCATCGTATTTTACAACTTCCAAATACTCTCTAGAAGAACTTGGATAAACAACAGATGTGGTTTCAAAAGATCCCGAAAGAGTTTCAGTGTCAACTGTTAGAGTTCCACCTGTGTTATCAGTAACAGCAGCGTCATTTTTGGTTGAGGAAACTGGTTCTGCAGTCTCATCACTTGTATATGATTTAAACGGAATATCATTCTCAAATGTTCCGATAAGATCAATTACATGCAAACGATTCTCAATTGCACTTATTTGAGCAGTAGTTGTATTTTCTGCTCCAACAATAGTATCAGTTACTGCCCAGGTCCCTGCAGTTACAGCAACGTCAAGATACTTATAATTAGCATCTTCATAGAAAGCATAAACCACACCAGTTACTGCAGCATCTCCTTGTTTAGATACAGATTCATTCATAGTGAATGGTCCATCTGTAATAACACCATCAATTCTGAATCTCTTATATGCCTTAACAACCTTTGCTTCGTTAAGAGTCAATTTCTGAATTTCTGAAGAGGTATCAGTATCAATAGAATAGATATAGTCCGATTGAACCACTTCGCCACTAATTCCAACAGGAATGTCACGATCACCATAGAATTTTGTTAATGTAGAAGTTACTGAAGAACCTGATCCAGAGGGTGTATATCCACTGGAGTAACTGGTTGTGCTACTACTCTGAACAAGTACAGGCAATGCATTATTTTCTGTAATATTTGTATAATATTCACTGTCTCCAAGTTGTTCATTAATTATTTCTAAACTATATCTAACTAAAGACATAGCAGTGTTTACATTGTAATTTGAAGATACTGCAGAATCATAGAACTTATAGAAACTAGATGAGGTGGAGGGACTTACCAAATTATTAGAGAGTGCTCTTTCAATATAATCTAACAAGCGTTCAATAGTAAATGTTTTGATGGTATATTCAGTATTAGTATAGAAAGATCTTCCAAGAACTGATGTATAAGTTCCAATTGGTTTATTTGTGAGTTTAGCACCCCAAGCAAAAATGCCAGAACCACCACTAATATCAATAATATATGCAGAACCTCTACCAAAATTATCTCTTTCTGCAGTAGCATAAAGTTGATCATTAAAGAGAATTACAGTAGAACCAAAGTAGTCATTGCTAGCACCATCAAACGCAACAATTTCTTGCTCATTTGTTCCATCATCATCATAAAGATAAACAACACCTTGAGAACTAATATTAACTTCATCATATCTTGCACCAACTGCAACTTTACCATCACGAATAGAAACAGACCATCCATAGTAATCGTATGAAGATCGCCTTCCTGAAGGTGCAGTAAGATCAATTGGATTTGTACCGTCCATATCAAGAATAAAGGCAGCACCAGAATTAGTCAAACCATTTCTATCTGCATAAGGAGCACCAACAACAATATTATTTCCATCAGTGTCAACAACCATACCAAAGTATTCATTAGCTACTGGTGTTGCTGCATATGCTTTCACTTGATTTGTTCCGTCATGATCGAAGATATAGATAGAACCCGAAGCAGAGGCACTATTATCATCGTCATAAGGAGAACCAATAACAACTTTTGTATTACTAGCTGCAACTGAATATCCAAAATAATCATAATTTGTTCTATCAGATGCTTGAATTGTTCTTACATAACTTCCCATTGTATCAAAAACAAATACAGCACCATCGTTAACTCTGCCACTACCATCATAATATGGACATCCAACAAAGACTAAATCATTAGCAATAGCAACGTCAAATCCAAAGTAATCATAAGTGCTAGCAGTTTCACCAGGAACATCAGATACATCGATTTGAATTTCATTAGATCCATCCAAATCGTAAATATAAACTGCACCAGAATTTGAAGCGGCAACACCATCTCTATAAGCACCAATTGCGATTTTGTTGCTACCAACAGCTACAGACCATCCAAAATATGCATTAGATCTAGAAGTGGATGGAGTAAGTAAAATTTCATTTGTACCATCTAAATCGTAAATACGAGCAACACCCGCTCTAGATTGTCCGTTATATGTTTGATATGGAGAAGCAACAACATACTTACCATTTCCAACATCAGCAGATCTACCCTGACCACCACCAAAGTAACTATAAGTTCCAGGATTATTTCCAGGATTAATTTTGGTATCATTATCAACACCAGTAAAGTCGAGAACTGCACCATTATTACTAAGAACATTAAGTCTAGTTTTGAGAGCACCAAAACCAAATCCGAAACTAGAAGTAATGTATACTCTATACCAACCACCACCAATTGGAATTGCACCAAAACCAGAGACTGTCATGGCAGGAGCGTCAACTTCTGTTACTGTAAGAACAACATCAGCGCCACCACCAATATTAAAACCTGAAATTGTAATTGTTTCACCAACAGCATAATTAATACCCGCAGAGGTTAGTGTTATTGTTGGAGTTCCATCAGAAGATACTACAACATTAAATCCTGCACCAGTACCAGATATGCTACCAGAAGCTGCAGAAACTGCATATGTTCCCGCTGCTCTACTATCATCGGTTGTACTGTCATAACTAAAATCAACAACTCTATTATCTTTTTCTTGGAAAAGATTTTGTACTACACCTGTGGTCAAACTCATAGAGAATTTAGCAAATGCAGCACCAGTATCTAAAAGAACCTGCATTTGAATATTGTCATATTGTGCTGCCTTAACAAACATAGAGGCAGTGAATGTTTGTATAGAATTATTTGAACCAGCGTCAAATCTAGTCGAGTCACTATCGAAACGAACACCATTAGAATCAAAAGTGGTGTATGCTGTCAAGTTATAAGATCTTTCAATATAATGCTGACCTGTAGTCTCAGTGACTACAATCTTTTCAGCGGTCTTTGTATTTTCAGGACTAAATCCATTATTAGCAGTAACTGTAGTTAGATTAGTTGTCCAATTTGAGTCAAACTGCTCAGGAAGAGTCCAGAGATTAGTATTGTCTACAGATCCTTCAACCAAAGAAGAAAGTGTTCTTGCATTCTCAATCGTTTTTACATTACTAAAATTATTGTACCATTCATGTGCTGTGGTAACGCCACCAACAGCAATTGTTGCTGTAGCACCAGAAGGAGCAGTAAGACTTGTTTCATCGGTAAATAATGTTCCACTAAGACTTCCAATAACCATTTTAGATTCGGAAGTATAAAGAACAGTTGCTGTTGTACTGCCACCAGTAACGGTTTCACCAACAACAAATTCACCACTAAAAGCACTAAAAGTAAGTGTATATGCAGTCTGAGTATCAACTGTATTAGATGTCAAATAATCATATTCAATGTTATTGATGACATCATCAATAAATGAATCATAAGTCCAAGAATTAGATCCAAACTGACTATTGACAAGGGATGAAATTTCATTCTTATAATAGTTTTTATTGAACAGAATATTCTTAACAGCACTTCTTGCTTCAAGACCACCTGGGAATAATGTTTCTAATCCAAAATCAATAAGATCTCGCATTCTATACCAAACCTCATCAATGTCACTAGGAGATTCAGTATCTCTGTATGCAACGTTATTGGTATAAACTGCCGCATATTGATCTCCAGATACACTATCACCATTACTATAAAGCAAATTCTTTATTGCCTTTTCACTAAGAGTCTTAAGAGATTCGTGTGCGAAGAAGAATGCATAAAGTTCTTCATCAATAGTAATAATTTTTTTATTTGAACTCAAGAACTTCTCCATTTGAGCAATGGAACTATTGTTGCCACCCGTTTGAAGATCAGAAATTGCAGCAATAATAAAGTCCTCCAAATATTGCTGATAGTCAGTAATATCATATGTTGTTGCAGAGAATGTACCACTGACAATGGTATATTGAAGTTCTGCACCAAGTAAACCCAACTGTCCGCTACGACCAGCAATCTCTTCGGCAATAAACTCTCTATTGAAGTAGAGTCTATCTCCACCGATATTAAAATCATTATTAGTAGGAGCAATAATATCGTTGATAGTCGTAATTAAAGTATCAATTGCTGTCTTGACATTTGCACAACCACCAGCATCATTTGTAATACCCCAGTCACCAGTAATAATATTATCTGTATTATCATAGGTTAAATCACCAGTGATTGCCTGCTTTAAATATACACCAAGTCTGTCATGTGCATAAACAGATTGCCAGACTTGAAGTCTGATATACTGCAGTTCATTTTTATTATCAACATAGAACTTAGCAGCTCTAACTGTATTCTTGTTGCCACCAAATTCAATGTCTTTAGCAATTGCTTCAACAATAAGTCCAAGATCAGTCTTACACCTTAGAGTACCTGCACCACTTCCATCAGTGTTTCTGGGCATATCATTTGACAGATCAGGATACCTCTGAATCATGTCATATGCTGCTTTATCTACAATAACAGAGGTATTTGCTCTAATCAGATTTGCAGCATCTCTAAATCTGTATTGAGAATCCGTATCAAGTTGATTTGCATAAAGAATATTATCTGTAGAATTATGATATGAAGTTGTGAATGTTAATTCGTCAAATGCATCAACTGTTCCGCCTTGGAATTCTCTTGCTGGTTGAACTTTAGTGATGGTTGCAAGATGATCTACAGGGGTGACGAGATCTGCTTGCTCTAAAGTATCTGTAAGGATATCCAGCAGGTTGCTGATGGTAGAATAAACATCAGCACAATCACCTGTGGTGTAATTCAGAACCTTAACAGCATTTGCAGTAGCACTAACAAATGTGTGAGCGTAACGCTGACCAACAGGAGAAGCACCAACATTTACAGTAATAGTGGTGCTAGTTCTTGCCTTCACCGCAAGAACTTTATCATATGCAGTTGCATTACCTTTATCTGGGTAAGCAATTTCACGATCATTACCATCATCTGCACAAGTAAATGTGATGGAATCACGCTCTAATGCAACCAAAGAAGATGTTGTAAGAGAGTTGGTTCCAATAGTCAGAACAAGATCACCTGTTGCCGCATCATATGTTGCTGCAGTCGGAGTAAATGTGGTGTATGTATTATTATCGGAGTCAGTTAAGGTGGAATCGGTAAACTGAGTTAAACCATGACTACCCTGAACTGTCCAAAGCACATTGTTGATGATATATTGAAGAATTTCTTTGACCTTATCGTATGCCCAAACAGTTTCTGTAACTTCAGTGTCAACATAACTGATAGTAATGGGATTTGCAGTTCTATCGACATAGAGAGCAGAAGCATCCCAAATATGACTATTAGAACCATTACGCATATCCTCAACAATTGCATCTAAGATGTCACGAACATCATCTTCACAATTTACGTTACCGCCAGGAATAACCAAAGAAGGATATTGCTGAGTTAACAGATAGACTGCTTCTTTAGCAACAAAGTCTTTGTTAGCGATAATCAGATTTGCAGCATCATAATATCTGTGAGTCTTGCCATCAAATCCAGTTACAGGTGCAACTTGATCATTTGCATTATATGTTGCAAGAATTGCATCATTGTTAAACTCTTCATTATTTGTTAAAGACTCTCCACCAGACCAATCTTCAGTATAGGTTTGCTCATCAGCACCATCAAAATGCAATAACATAACGGTGTTGCTATCACCTTGGAACATGTGAGTGGATGCAGTAAATGGTGCCGTATAACGAGCAGTATCCGAAACTCTAACCTCATCAATATGTCCATTAAAGAAGTCACCAGGAACAACTGTTGCACCAATTCTAATTGGTTTTGTAGTGCCATAATTATTCGAGTCAGAATAATTACTTCCATCTTGTACACCACCAACAAACATCTTAGTGACTGAACTTGTTCTAGAAACAGTGACATGATACCAAGTATTTGCGGCAAGAGTTGCCGTGCCAGTAATCGCAACAGAACCATTTACAAAATACTTCAGATTTGCACCATCCAAATACAGATATGGAGAAACTTCAGTTCCAGTGGTTCTAAAGTCGATGATTGCTTTAGCACCACTTACGTTTGCAGGACGAATCCAAGCTTCAATAGTAAAATCAGCAGAACCAAGTCCAAGTTCAGTGGAAGTTGGGATGGAGAGATAATCACCAGTTCCATCTAGAACAAGTGAAGATGTGCCAAACTTTTTCTGAGCAGTATCAAGTTCTGCATCTCCATTAAAAGTAATATCAAAGTAATCTTCACCTGTGGATAAACAACGACCAATTTTACCCAGATATACAGTCTTAGTTGCTTGATTGTATCCAACAACATATGCTTTAGTATCTTCAGTTCTGATGACATGTCCCTCAGCAAAGAATCCAGTTCCAACAGAATCCGTAAATGTTAATTTTCTAACAGTAACATCTTCACTATCAGTGAAATTACCACCCACCTCAGAACCATATTCAATTTTATAGTTTCTGATAAATTCATCATCTTGTAAGTCACCACTTTCTCCATCATATACAATAATATTATTACTAATAGATTCGCTAGACGGAAAATCGGTGTTAAATGCTGTTTGATTATCGTCAAAATCGACGATAGATATCTGAGATTTTGAAATATCGTCCAGAATAGCATTAGGATAAGTAACAGATGCTAAACGGTTGAAAAGTAAACCAAAGAAAGATGAACCAGCAGAAATGTTGACTTGCTCAATAAATTCATTAGTTGTAGGATCTTGATATGCACTAGTAGAAGTAACACGAGCAACAACTCCAGATTGAGCACCAATAATATAATCATCTAACTGAATATCATATAATCCAGGAGTAGACTGATATGTACCAGCAGTTTTACTCAATGTAAGAGAGTTAGTAATTTCAATCTCAGTAGAATAAACTGGAGCATCTTCTTGATGAGATACAGATGCAGTTCCAAGTACACCTCTTGTTACAACTATTGTTGTTGATTCCGACCCATTAGTTACAGATGTAACTGTTACAATTTCAGAACCGATTTGATAATTCTCATTCAAAGTAAATGTTCCTGTAGCAACAGGAGCATCTGTATTAGATGTTGAGGATACAACTTCAATAGATGTTGTAGCAGCACCAATACTATAACGAAGTTTTGCAACTGGTGTCTCTTGACCCGTTTCGAGGTTTACAACTTCTACCTTTGCAGTATTTCCAGTGAGATTTGTGACTTGTTCATTAAAAGTAAATAATCCACTGTTTACAACATCTGTAATAGCAGAAAGTGTTCCTGAGAATCCTGTTGCCCCAACTTGACACTGCTCATTTATCTGGAATGTTCCTTCAGTAACAAAACCAGATGCATCATTACCAATAACAGAAGTTACAGTAAGACGAGCACCAGAGACAACACCAACTATACTATTACCAATGATGGGGAAAGGACCACTAGTAAATGTGAATGATAACGTCTTTGTAGCTATCTGAGAAACTCCAATGTTTACATATTTTATACTTGCAGGAGGTTGTGGTGGTTCGGAGAAAATAATAGAATCTCCCTGAACTTCAAAAGAAGTATTTGGAGTTTGTGCAACACCATTAAGAACAATCAAAAGTTGATTTGCATTTGCAATAACATTATTTCCATTATCAACGGTAAGTGGGAATTGCTTTTTAACACCATCAAATAGATTAGAAATATCATCCAATCTTTGGACAACTGAAGTCAGAATGTTTTCTGAAGAAGTAAGTTTTTTCTGACGGAAAAGAACTTCAGTATTATTAAACTCAGAATAAATTGGTTCGGCTAAAGCAAAATTTTGAATATTAGGAACAATTGCATTTCTTGCAAGTTCTACAGACTTTGTAAGTTCAAAATCAATTTCTTTATTTGCAGTATAACCATATTCCTCCAAATTAAGTTCACCAAAAACTTTAAAGGATGCGGGATGAACATTCTTAACAAGGATATCTTTCCAGTCTCCAATAGAAACAGAAGATCTAATCGCATAAGAGAAGTCTTGATAATAATAAGAGTCTTGAATCTTCTGAATAATTTCAGAAGGTTTACCAACATCATCAATGAATTGTCCCGTAGTTTTTGTTATAGATCCAATTTCTAGAACGCCCTTTGCAATATTAACATTACTAATAACACCAGAAGACTTAGAAATAACACCTGTTACACTTTCACCTTCAACAAAATTGCCTTCATAATTTACAATCTTCAAAATTCTAGGACCAATTTGCCAACCTTGATTAGTAGAAACATAACCAGTAGCAGTAGAAAGATCTAAGGATTCACCCTGATAGACCTGTTCACCTTCTAAGAATGTCGAAGTAATTACATTTGCAGTGGCAGCTGCACCAAAAGATTCTGTCAATACTTGCTGCCTACCAGTTCCAGCATTAACAAAAGCAATAGCATCACCCAATTCAGCATTTGCTGCAGTGATGGCGAGTTTCATTTGATCATTCTCTAGAGAATTTGCAGCACCTGTAATAGCAAAATATGTTGTAGTTGCATTTAATCTACCAATAGCACCAGATGCTAAAGGAAACTCTGTACCATCTCCAGTATCAATAACGTTTAAGGTAACTTCAGATCCATTAGTAATTCCATGGGGAAAAGCAAACTGAAGTAAACCCAAATCAAGGTTAACAACATAATTAAATGAAGATTTAAGTCTAACATTTGGAGCAGAAGAATATCCTGCACCAGGATCTTTGATCTCAATAGTGTCAATTCTACCATTTTTAATAGTTGCTTCAGCAATAGCACCAGATCCACCGCCACCTGTAATTTCTACAGAAGGTGCTTGAGAATATCCAGAACCAGGGTCAGTAACAGTGATACTATCAAGAATACTGGTAGATGTTAACTGTGCATTGATTGGGAATGTAATCTCAGGACGAAGAGTATAGTCATGTGTATAGTCATAACCAAAATTATTGTTCTTAAGTTTTTTAATCTTACCAACATTATCACCTTTAGCAAAGATAACAGCACCAGATCCAAAAGCGGGAATAACAACTTCAATCTCAGCACCAGATCCAGTTAATCCAGGTCCAAGGATACCTTCAATGGATTCAATATCGATAGAAGCAGTGGTGTATCCCTTTCCAGGAGAAGTAATTGACACCTCTTGAATTTGTCCAGGAATAGTTTCTCCCTCACTATCTGTACCATCAGCAACAGTAATAGAAACAAATCCTCCTTCACCATCCCCTTTGATTGGAACCGAATTATATGTACCTACAGCATACTCTGTTCCAGGTTCATTAATTTGAACTCTTTCAATTTTTCTAGATGATTGAATATTTGTAATAACTGGCAACTTGGAATAGAATCCACCTGAATTAACTAATCTTATGTCTCCAATTGCACCAACTGCTTTTTTAGAACTTGTCGTATAAGAAGTTTTTGTAATATTTGCATTGGCTTCTGGTTCATTTGCAAGAAGGAATTTAAATACGTTTGGTCCTTGGGTAATCGTAGCACCATCAACTCCTGTGATAGTAAATGTCCCCAAATAAGGTGAATCCACAATATCAAGATAACTACTTGTATCAATGGGAGAATCTGCACCAGTTCTAGAAGGATCAAAGTAATATGAAATATTAGTAACAAATTCCCTATCAACTTTTAATTTTACTGTTGGAGTAGGTTGACCTTCTGCAGTAACTCCAGGAGTTCCAACTCGATCAATAGAGTTGAAGGAATATTCTAATTTGTAAAGATTATCTTTAGAGAAAGAAATATTAGATCCCAACATCGATGAATGAGATACATCAAAAAGATATTGATGTCCGTAATACATCTTTAATACGGGCGATTTAGCAAAAATACTAACATCACCAGGAGTTGTTGTGGGATCAGACACTGCTGTCGCAGGTAATTTGTAAATAAATTCTTTGTTACTTACAACAGTATCAACAACAAAAGATCCATCATATTCATCATATGCAATACTGCCAACTTGTCTAGTTGGATTACCATCTACAAAAATGTTATCACCTACAGAAAGATAATGCCTCTTTCCAGTAATTACATAAACTTCATCTGTATTTGAAACAGCAGTTGCTTGTAAGATTTTATCTAAAGTAGAAATTAGCGTAATCTTAGTTACACCAGTTAAATTAGTAATTCTTGCTGTGGATTTAGCAGCATTAAAAGAAATATCGGCAGATGTAATATCAATTACAGATCCTGGGATAAACGCAGAAGATCCAGAAATTTCAACAATTCTAACACTATAATGATTAATGTTAAAAGATTTAAATGTTGCAAACTCGTCAAGATCTCCATTTCCTGTAGTGGCTGCAGTTTTATCTAAATTATAATCGGCAAGATCAAAATCAAATGTTCCTGGGGTAGTATTAACTTTATCCGCAAAGATATAATCAGTAATTACGTTAATATCATTTGGTTGTTTGCCTACAATTCCATATGAGCTAGATTCATCGAACTGAGCGGTTGATAAACGACCCGTGTTTAAATCATTAGACCAAGAGTTATTATTTACTGCCAAATAAACTTTGTTGTCGGTATTATCCACACGAAGAACATAACCACTATTAACAAAAGAACCAGAGGTATTGTTAAGCACCAATTTAGATCCGACTGTAAAGTTAAAATCCTGATTAATTGTCAATTCTTGAATATTATCAACTTTACTGGTCGATGTTACCTTCATATAGTAACGATTCTTCACACCTGCAGAAATTTTAAGTTTTCTGGATCCTGGAGAAGGAACAGTTGCTGTTCTAGAACTCCACTCATCAGAAGAATATGTTAATGTTTCAGAATCTTGAGACATCGAAATGTTAGCATCTTCAAAATCCAATCCTTGAAGACCAGCACTACCAAGAGTAAATCCAGTATTAGTAACTGTAAGAATAGACCCTGTTACAGGAGTGATTGCAGTTCTAACAAAACCGACATTTGTATTTGTTTGTGTTCCTTGATCACCAAGTCTATCAGAATCAGAATCTTTATCCGTTTTTAATCCCCAACCAACATAATCAATATAATCATACCTCTTAACATAATCAGTAAACCAATCATCATCAGTCCAATCATAAGCAAGTGCAAATGTATTAGTTGGAGGAACTGCAGTGACATCAGAAGGAACGTCTGGGGTTACTGCTCTATTTCTAATTCTGAGATTGTCGATATAGAATTGACCCTGTTCATTATATCGGAATGATCCTGCAGTTCCATCTCTACCAGGAATATTACCAAAATGAAGATCCTTATCTTCAAAATCTGTATTAGTAATAGTACTGCTGATTACAGAAATGCCATTTACATATGCTGTAAATACATCACCTTCTTTTTTGAGACCAATAAATTGCCAACTATCATCAGCAAACATTGTAGTTTGAGTAGATGCCAGTGGTGTAGATGCACTATTAATTGTATTTGAATTATTCGTAACAATTAATTCCAACTTACCATTGCCAATGTCATAATACATCCAAAGACCACCAGTAGAGTCTGATGCATCACCAATGGCAATAAGAGTTTGCTCAGTTTGAGAGTGATCATTGGTTTCATCTGCATCTTTATGCAGCATAAACTCAATAGTAAAATCTCCATCTAGTTTTGTACCGAGATCAGTACCAACTACTTTAATTGCACCATTTACCCAATCGTCTACAGCAGAAACTGTGGCAGCATCAAATGTAAGAGAAGCACCTCCTCCACCACCAAGATTTGCATCTGTAATAGTAAAAGTTTCATCTACAGCATATCCAGATCCAGGATTAGTGATCGTAATAGTTGCTGCACCAGTACCATCTACAACAACACTAAATGTCGCACCTGTACCAGATGCATCGGTTGTATAGTCAGAAGCACTAATAGCGTATGTGCCCTCTGTTCTGGATGCATCTGCAGCACTAATCGTGTCTACTGTTAAAAGACGACCAGCAGTAGCATCTTTACCGAAGATCTTAGCATATCCACCCTCATATTTTACAGCATCACTACCAGTAGCACTTAGTGTAGAAAGTGTATAATGACCTGTTTTATCGGTAGCATCGCTTGCAAATTCACAAAGAACTTCATTTCTGTTCCATTGAGTTTGACCAAAAATGTAAGGATCGCCAGAATTATCTACTGTGATAGAATTTACTGTAATACCTTCGATATTGTTTTTATTGAAATTGTGATTTGTATGCTTTTTCAGTTTTCCGTCATAACCAATTCTTACAGTATCGACAGTTTTTTGATTTGTCGTACTATCAGTCCTAGTATAAGCAATATTTAAGTCACCAAAAATATCAATGTTCGCTTTAGAAGCAAGATCGATATTACTGCCAGATGGAGTTACATATCTGTAATTCCAAATTAAATCGCCATCAGTATCTAACTTACCAATCCAGAAACTATTTTTGGTATTATTATCAGACTTAAGTGCTAAGGTAGCACTAATATAAAATTCATCAAATTCATCTACTACTAAACTAGTATTTCTAAAAGAATATACGGTATTGTTGATTTCTTTGATCCATTGGACATCAATTGCAGATGTACCGATCAATGCTTTACCAAAAGCAACTTTTGAATCTGCATTACCATCAGATGTAGCAGTCTCCATAACAAAGTATACAGCATCATTCAATACGATAAGATCTGTAATTTTTTCTGATCCAGAAGCGGATGCAATTTTTCTCTTTGCAGCAAAATCGCCAGTTGAGTCAATAGAAGCAATGAAAGCATCCTGAGGATTTGCAGAGTTCGTATTTGTATATCCGCCAATAATATATCTACTATCAGAATATTTGGCAATAGTACTAACATTGTCGGCTCGGGTAGAACCAGAAATTCCAGAGTATCCTTTCTGGAAACTTAGCGTTGCACTCAATCCATCAGCAGCTTGTACATACTTTGCAAGAATGATATCAGGATTGTATGCAGAAAGTGATACAATATTTGGTTTATTTTGTCCAACAACCCAAATATTATTCCCACTTACATCTAACTTTAAGAATTCGGTATAAGTTTCTCCAACTAAACTTTCGAGAGTTCTTTCCCACTCTTTTACACCAAGTTCGGAGAATTTGGAAATAAAGGCAACTTCATTGCTTGAAGAATCTAAAGTTTTACCACAGAAGAAAACTTCTTTGTCATCATTGACAAAAATATCATTAATTTTTACATAATTTTCATGTTCAACCAAAGCAACATAATAATTTGCCTTTTTGAACACCTGAGGGTGAGATAAAATTACGCGAGGATCTTTTGTATAACCAGATCCAGCATTAATAATATCCACTTCAGTAATTGAACCAGTGCTAGATACTTTAGCCTTTAATTCTGCAGATTCTCCATCTCCATCAATAATAATTGTGGGTGGAATTTGAGCATCATAACCAGATCCTGTCTGACTAATAACAATTTCTTCTACACCTTTAAGTTGTCTAACTACAAAGGTTTTATTAGTTTCATCCATAATAGGAAGATAACTAATATAAGCAGTATCCCCAACAATCATATTATGAGGATCGGATGTTGTTAATACGCCATAGAACTTATCTTCTACAGTTTCAAATGTGTAAGAACTAACGCTCTCACCTTTGATTCTAGAAACTCTGGCAGAGACACCACTTCCATCAGTATCTTCATTATCAAAAACAAGGATATCATTTACCTGATAGCTCTTTCCTGCATCTTCAATAATAAATCCACTTACAGATGCATCTTCAAATTTTGTAGTTGTTTCAACTTCAATATCAACTTTAGAATCAAACTTAACTTTAGGGAAATAATCAAACAATTGAAGAGGAGATTCTTCAAATATTTGATCTGGGTCAGCAGCTTCAGCCGCATCAATTACACCATCTCTATTTTCATCTTCAATATCAAAAAGTAAGATGTCTCCATCTTCTGTTGTTAACGCATTTGATGAGACGTTAGGTGCCCTTTCAACATCAATATCAACATTTTCATACGGATCACGATATCTTACAACACCAGTAGGAATATTCTGTTGAATTGCATCTTTATTCAAATTCCAAGAATCTACAATAGAATTAAAACTCGGACCAATTACATAAGGGAATACTGAATTACCAGCTTCAGTATTGTCAATGGTTATAAAGTAACAATATCTACCATCAGGGAAATCTGGTGTTTTACAAAAACGACCATTATACTGATCAAGATCGCCCAAACCAAAAGAATATTCATAATCCTCAATAAACTTACCAGCAGGTTCATCTGACAATAAAGGACCTGCAGTTCTAACTGGATTTGGATTAGTAATTACATCTACAACCAAATTTAGTTTTAATCTATAAGAACTATTTAATTTGATAATATTAGACGATTGATTAGTTGGATCTGAATATCCATAAGGTCCATAAATCGGATTTCCGTCAAATGCCCAGCCAATAATAGGAGAGTGTTCGATCTGATCAGATTGCTCTAAAATTTCATCGTTAGTATTTTGAAAAAGATTATCTCCAAGAATATATCTCAATCTTTGAGGATTTGAAATATGAGCATATTCACCACCATATTGGGTATTAAAACCAGTGAATACAGATCCTTTTGCAGAATCAATTTCTGTAGTTTCCTGAAGATTATAAGTCCATTTAAAAACATTTGGTTTAAATACTGCACCAGATCCAACAGAAGTAAGATTGATTAATGTTGTACCTTGAATATAATCAATACCTCTGTTGATAATCTCAATGCCAGTTACTCTTCCAGCATTTTCACCATCAGTATCAATTGTGGCACGAGCAACTGCACCAAAACCATCACCTTGAATAGAAACCTCAGGAGCAGTAGTATATCCACTACCTGCAGAAATAATCGCAACAGATATAATTCTTCCATTGCTTACAATTGCCTGTGCAACTGCACCTGATCCAGAACTAAGAGTTACACTTGGTTCAGATGTATAAGATTCGCCTCCATTAGTAATGCTAACAGATTTTACGGGACCTCTAACAGAAGCAGTTGCTGTTGCACCAGTTCCACCACCGCCGACAATAGTAATAGTTGGTTGAGAAGTATAACCTGTACCTCCAGTATTCATAAGAATACTAGAAACAACACCTTTGGTAACAATTGCAGTTGCTGCAGCACCAGATCCACCACCACCAACAATAGAAACCAGAGGAGAAGATGTATATCCACTACCACCCTCATTTACGATAATTTCGGTAATAGAACCGTTTACAGTGACTGCTCCAGTAGCACCAGATCCACCACCACCTTCGATATTAATCGTTGGAGGAGAAGATGCATCATAATCAGATCCTGCATTAAGGATGTCAATTGATGTAATCGGTCCAAAAGTTTTTGTACTCGTGGATTTGTACGACCAAATAGAAGTACCATTAATCCAAGTGCCAATAGGTCCAGGAGCAATTTGATTTTTTACAGAAATTGTTTGTGGATCAAGAGGGAATCTATTGAGTTTACGTTGATTTCCTGGTAAAAGTGCGGATCCTGGGAAAGGACCAATTTTATAGTTAGGAATACCTGTAGATGCAACATAAACATAATTATCGTTAAAGAACGAATTTTGAATATTGGTTGTATAAGGACCAATAGAATTCAAAACTGCACTATTATCAGATTTGCCTTTGTTAAGGTCAACGGAAACCAAAATATTGCCTTGAGGTGCAACTTCTGCTGGTTGAGGTAATTGATATTGGAATACTGTAGAACTATCTCTGGATGTGACTAAGAAAGTTCCATTGTATACAATCGGATTTGCACCATAAATGGTAACCTGATCTCCAACTAACAAACCATGAGAATTTTCACAAGTTACCGTAGCAGATTGATTATTTACACCTCCGAAAGTAATATTATCTACTTCTAAAAGTTTTTTGACATTATACAACCATGTGGTCAACTCAGGTTTTACCGATGTACCACCAAGTTTAGATACTGTAAGTTTATCTCCAGAAAGATAGTATGATCCCGTATTAGTTAATGTTGTTTGTTGAGCATCAACAATACCAACAATATTCAAAACGACTTCTTCGGAAGTTCCTTTATTAACATATACGACTAAATTTGAAGTAACTTCAGTTGCAGAATCCCAATCTTCTGTAACGCCATTAACAGAACGAGTACACTCAATAAACTGGTTAAGAGATTTTTCTTTGTATTGAATTACTTCAGTTCCACCAATAATAAACTCACCATTTCTCTCAGGCCAACCAATAGTCGAGTCTACAGTGATAATACTTTCAACTGTATCAAGTGGTTCTGCGAGTTTTGTTTTATAAGGCACAATAAATGTGCCTGTGATAGTTTCTTCGGAAAGAACTAACTCGTAAATATCAGTCTCCGATGTTTTGATTGCGATGTAATTTTCAATTAAAGCACTAGCCGCCTTTACATTGGGATCTGCAATATTTTCTTCTTGAGTTAACAGACCGTCTTTAATATTTGCAGGATTGCCACTAACTAAAGTTGCACGAAGAATAGTATCAATAGACCAAGTTGCTGCAGATGGTTTTGTAATTTGATCTTTTGGATAAGAAACTGTTACTTGTTCACCATAAAGAAGTTTAAATAAATATGCAATACTAAAAGAAGTGCCTTTAGATGAATAAAAATCTTTTACAGATTTAATTGCATTTCGTACATCAATTTTTTTGTAATCAAGTTCAGGAACATCTGGAAGGAATTGTTCCGTATATTTGTCTAAAAGTCTTTTGACAAATAAAGAATCTAAACATTTAATCTCTGCATCTGCAGATACTGCAGATGCGGTAGTATTATTAGAAAATACTGCATTTCCACTTTCAGTATATTCAATAATGCCGCTTGCTGCCCTGGCACATCCAATAAACTTTGCTTTTTCATAACCAGTTCCAGATTTAAAAATTTTAAATCCAGTAACCTCATTCAATCCAATTTCAACAGATGCTCTCGCTTGTGGAGGATCTTGAATGATAACTGTTGGTGGATTTGCTTGAGAATATCCTGATCCAAAATTAGTGATGTTAATATCAGTAATTTTACCATTAAAAACAGAAGCAACAGCAGTTGCACCAGTTCCGTCACCACCAACAATATACACAGAAGGAATATCATCATATCCAGATCCACCACTAAGAAGTTCAATAGACGTAACTCGCCCACTACTGTCAACATTCGTTTCTAAGACCTGAGCACCAACAGGATCAATGATAGCAACTCTAGGAGTGGTAGTATAACCTTGACCAGGATTAGTGATGGTAACAGAAGTAACTACACCATCGGTTAAAACTGCAGTCAATACAGCTTTTACTGGGTTGGTTCCAGTTGGTTCATCGACATATACTTCAGGAACAGTAGTATATCCTTGACCACCGTTTGTAACGGAAATACTACCAGAAATACTACCACTAGTAAGTGTTACATTCCCAAGTTTTGCCCCTCCAGGTTGTTTGAATGTCACTCTAGGTGTGAAAGTATATCCACTTCCAGAACTTTCAATTTGAAGACTCGAAACAACACCGTTGGTAACAACGGCCTTTAGTTCAGATTTAATAGAACCCGAACTAGTAGGAGATTCAATTTCTACTGTTGGGGGATTAGTATCACTATATCCTTTACCACCATCTAATAAAATAGAATTTTTAACACCATTTACTAGTGCATCTGCTGCAGCACCAGATCCATTCTCACTGGTAATAGAAACTCTTGGGGGATACTTATATTGATAACCAGAACCAGTTTTAGAAATTTGAATGGAAGTCAATTCTCCATCAGAACTGATGCGAGAGTATCCAACTGCACCAGATCCAAAACTAGGAATAGGAGCTTCAATAGAATACAAAGACAAGCTTCGTCCATTCAAAGGTGCTGTTTCAAAAATTAAGGTATTTCCATCAATGAAAAAATCTACCTTGGGTTTAAGAAGAGTATTATCATATACTGCTAAAATATATTCATCAGCGATTGGTTCATAGTCCTCACCATTCTTACGAATTTTAAATTCAGTTACATTATCACCAAAAGATGCTGAAATATCATCAATGGCAACGATTGTATTTTCAATAAAACCACTCAAGAATGTAATATATGTGGAAGATGGATCATCACCAGTAATCCTACCTCTTGGTGCCGTTGTAAATACAATATTGTTTTCTTCAATAGTATAGTCAATATTAGGTCTCAGGACTTCTCCATAGAGACTAACAATCAAGTGTTGTGCTGTAGGTGGAGAAATGGGGGAAGATTGCGATGTAAGAGGAAATCTATTCGCAGTTCCGTTAAAGGAATCCCAAATTTGAGCAAGACCCGTCCATTTCAATTTTACCTGATCGTAAGAAATACCAGGATTTAAAGAAATATTCGGAGAAGATGTTGTACTTTCGTAATAAATTACTTCATCACCAATTAAAATAGATCCATTAGTGTCTAAAAAATTATCAACACTCTCAACAATAATAGTGTCACTATCTTTATCAATTGCTTCTACAACTTTAGTAGAACCATCTAAAATATTAATATCCAGTTTATCAATATCAAGATATTGAAGAAAATTATTAATAATATTTTGACCAAGACCAGTCTTTTCTTGAGACCTATAATAATACTCAATAAACTTATTGAACAGAGGATATTCTGTCCTTAAGAACTCAGGAGACTGAGCGGCAATAGACTGGGAGACCTTATTAATATTCATCTAACTTTAAAAGCAACTAGAATCGTTGATTGAACCAGCGTTTGAAATTGTGGGAATATCAAGAACTACAGGAGTTACATTGAAATCCGTTGGTGTCAAACTATTTAGAGGGATTGTGGGAGGGACAATAGTGCCAACTGGAGCGACTGTAATGTTTGGTGCGATTACATTGATGATTGTTCCAGGAGTAGTAGCAGGGATAGTAGAATTGTTGGCTGGTATGAATACTGTAGGAATTTGAAGACCTGTTGGCAATAAAGTTTCATCTGCAACATCACCAATTCCTGTAGAATCATCAGTCACATTTACAGATCCAGTTGGAAGAACATTTGTGCCCGTTGAAATGATATTAACTGGACCAAAACAAACTTCACCAGTATCATAATTTACTGTTCCTGCATTATCATTTGTATAAATCTTACGAATACCAGTATTGTAAAATGTTCTAAGATTGCCGTATCCATCATCTTCAAATTGTTGATCAACACCTGGTCTATCAGCAGTCCTAAAAGTTCCCGAAACTAAAACAGGTTCCTTTTTACATGTACCATCACCACTATCTTGACTTGGAGCACTATTATAAAGATTAGATCCAGTAGCAATACAGTATGTGTTGGTTTGATTGGTATTTGGTTTAATATATTTTAAAATTGTTGTTTGAAGAGATGTATCTGTAACACACTTATTAGAAAGGGTAATTGCTTTTTCTAATTGTGATGCTCTAAAAGTGGAGTTAAAGTTGTTAATTTTAGTTTGAATTCCCCAATCTTTAATCGCAGTATTAATATCACTTTCAATTTCAGAAGCATTAGATCCACAACCAGTATCATACAACGCAAATACATTCACATTAATATAAACATCATCGGGATCAACAACAACAGGATCAATAGATGCCATTGCATAAGGTCTTAAATCGGCAGCAATTTGCTTTTTAGTAGCATCATTAAGATTTGATCCTGTTTTTGTTTTAATTACAACGTAAACCTTTCCATATACAGGAGGATTTAAAGAATCTCCCCCATATGCAACCACAGATTCTGCATTATCGTAAATATTTCTAGTAATAATTGCATAATCTTGAGCAGTTACTGCTCTATATTGAGCAGCATAATATCTTGGGGCATTATATTTAATAGACTCCACAGTTTCTGCAACATCACCTTGTTGAGACTTTTGTTTTACAGTAAGTTCAACAGTAGATGTATATGTTGCATTGTTACTATCTACAATCCTACCGATAAAGGAAAAAAGACTAACTTGATTTCCTTCTGAACCAGAAGTAACCAAATATTCAAGATCAATAACTTCGCCATCTTTTACTGCTCTACCAACACTATCATCACCAAATCTAATCTCATATCGCATATCTTCAGTTTCAGATAAAAAATATGCTCTTGTTGTTGGTGTTAAATTTGTTACAGTTTGTTCACGACTATAAAGATCAAATTGAGTTGAAGACTCATTTGGTCTCACCTTTACTACTAATGTTGAAATATCAGCATCTTCAGAAGGAATTTTATATGTTTGTTTTGCAAACGTATTAACAATATACGAAAATGTAACTAAAGACCCTTCGTAAATAGTTACATTATCAAATTCTGCAATACCAGTAGTTTGATTTACACTTGTGGTAATATCAGATAAAATATTCCAAATATAAGAACCTCCAGAAGCTGTAGAACCTTTCTTTAAAGTTGCTGTTGTTGGATATGTCCCATTAACTAAATTAGTTTGTACACTAAGTTTTATACAACCCATAGAACTTTTTATGGATCTTGGAACATAGTTCAATAACTTAGCAATATTGACTACATTATCTCTTACTGTTGCAGAAGGTAAAAACGACTCATTCAATGCCATGTTTGCATTAAATGAGGTGTAATAAGTGTTGTATGCTAGTAGATCAATTAAATATGATAGGGATGACCCATCAAAATCATAGTCACTAAACTCCGTTCGAGTCCTCAAATATGACTTGATTGAAGATTTAATATCTTCAAAATCTAATGCTGTTAAGTTATTTGGTTGCATTACTCTGGTCTCTGTAAAACAAATTCTATTGTTTCAACAATAGGTAAACCAACTATCTGATATTCAATTGATACATTTAATTTATTACTTTCAAAAATTGGCGTAACATTGCAATTAGTAAGTCTCACTCTTGGTTCAAATTGATTAATTGTTGTCACAATTTCATCTTTTATTGAATCTGCGGTGAATCCATCCAAAGGTTCAAATAAAAGATTAGTTACGGAAGAACCAACTAGCGGTTGAAACGGTTTTTCTCCAGGAGCAGTCATGATTAAATTCTTAACTGCTTGTTTGATGGAGTTATCATTTTTCACGACAGAGAGATCATCGGTAAAAGGATTTTTAGAAAAATTTATCGAAAAATCAAAAAAACTTTTTGATTTGGTAAAATTAGACCCACCTATAGTTTTTAATGTCATCTCCCTGTCAGGACTTTATACAAATATATTTATCGCCCTTGTCCACGATAACGCTTCTTAGCATTATTCCTGCTAGTGGAAGCATATTTAGTATGTTGTCCAGACCCCTGACGAGTTTTTTTGGGAGTCGTTTCGATCATGTTGCCGCCTGTGAGCGACTTTTTCATTTTTGCCATAATTAACCTCTAATAAGTCCAATAAAAACGTTTGGGCTAGATCCAGTCACCACAGAGGTGCATGGAAATGCCACACTGAAATCCCCAAAAGGATCTCCAAATGTACCTGCACGACGACCATTAATAAAAACAGTCTTGACGGTAGCAAACAGTTTACGAGAGTGCCCCACAGTGGGTTCACGCCCCCCTGCAGTACCAATTGTACACCAAAATGCAGGATTAGTCACAGTGCCTGGTGAACATACTTTAGGAATGCCAGTATAGTTTACCTGATGTGTAGTAGGTGTTGGATGTGGAACTAATATATCTTGATCTAAGATGGGACCAATATTATTAATTCTAACAGTTCTTGCCAACTCGGTAACAGACCTTTGCGGTGTTGGCGGCCATAATGTAGTTGCATTCATAAGACCAACAGATTTTGGCACAATCTTCGGATCTAATGGTGGCATTACACATCCTGGTAGAACACCTCCACCAAGTCCTGGATGGTGAGTGGACCCAGAACCTGCTCCGTGTCCACTACAACTACCCATATATAATGCTGCTGGTCCTGCCATTTTTTATACTGCGTAAGGATTACCGTATGCTTGAGCTGCTCGTACAACAGTTCTGGCATCTCTGCTAAGATCATGCCAGATAGTCATTGTACCACTTGCACTCCATGGTTGGCAACCAGGACCCTGTATAACTGTACCCATTGTAAACACTTGAGTTGTTTGAGTAGTATTTCCATCATCATCTGTAATCACACCAGTGTCAGTATCTGTTTGTTCTGTTGGTTGATTACACACAAAATGAGATGTTCCAATATTAACAGGTGTACAACCTAAAGTAACGGTAATTTTTTTAACTTTAGCGGGGTCGGGTCGATATTGCCTCATAAGGTATTTAGTACCTGCTGTTGCTGTTGGCAACTCTGAAAAACTACCAACATTACTTTCAACTTTAGATTCTTGAAATGATACTACCTCAGGAAGTCTCTCTTGTGTAATATCATCAATATTTTGAAGTACCGTGTTCTGACTTCTTTTTTTATCCTCTCTAATAACTTTTTTATAATCGGAAGTAATGGGAACATTTTTCAAATATGATAAATCATATTCTGGAACAATAGAATTTTTTAATGGATCTGTAACATCTTTACTTAATTTACGCTGACTACGTTGATGTAGTCTATCTCTATCAGGATCAAGTTTGATATCCATAGGAGGAGTTTTCTTTTTTTCATCTCGTGTCTTAGGAACTTGATCATAAGAGTCTGAAATTGCTTGCAAATCCTGTGGAGAAGCGGTCAGACCACCATCTGGAAGGTCTTTTAAGATGCCTTGAAACTCATCTACTAGATTATCCCTGTACCCTTCATTTTTGACAGTATCAGTTACCTCCTCGTAAAGGTTGTCAATAACCAATTGAGGTCTTGTTGCAGCACTATATCCCTTACCTGCCTTAACAATTTCTACAGAAGTTAACACTCCACCAGTAAAGTCACCTTTTACGATTGCTGGAACATTATTTCCACCATTTTCTGAGATAATTTCAACATCAGCACCACCATCCTTTGTAACCATTTCAAATTTTAGTTTACTAGGACTAAGTTTGAAAACAAATTCTGGATTTCCATCATCTGTAGACTTATTTGATAGTCCAGTCTCATTATCATTTGGATTATTAACCTCTAAAATAGGTGGTCCATCTAGTTTGTCCAAATTAGCACCACCATTAGTGACTTCTAACACTTGAATTTTTGCAGAACCACCCGAAATAGTAATTTTATCACCAACAGTGTACCCAGAACCAGGAGTATGTACTGTTACGTTTGCAATACGATCAATAATTTGATTTCCACCATCATCAAATATCTCACTTACATTTAGATTTACTGTTAATCCGCTTCCAGTACCACCAGAAGTTGCAATATCATCTCCAGAAGTATATCCAGACAACTGAGAATCCGTATTTAACTCACCAAGACTCTCATCATTAAAACTAAAGACACCAGAATCAATGTTTATATCTGAAATTCCGCCATTTTCATTGACAGAAATGAATGCAACTGGAGGACGCACAGTATTAAAGACATCTGGAGCGTCTTCATTGATATCTCCCGTGACAAATTGTAGAGATTTATCCAAAAATTCGTATAAACCAACCATCATTGCACGATCTGCAATGCCATAACCCGCTTTTGCGGTAATAATGTGGTTTCTACTAGAGGTATATTGTGTATCTTTTACAAAATCATTACCATTTCCGTCAAGATACGCTACATGATACGGAAATTCACCGACTTCAGTGTGAAAAGTGCGGGTAATTCTATGTCCATTGAGTGTATCACCTGCTCTCATGATGTCTTGAGGGTCACCACCAGACAAAACTGATACAGGACCAACAGACGTAATCTTTAAATTAAGTGTTAAATTGACTACAGAGTTATCTGCTAAACGAACTGGCGTCGATAAAGCAAATACTTGACCTACAGAGAACCCTGTTCCAGGATTTAATATCTCTGCTGCAACCCATTTAGTGCCATTGTACACAACTACTGCACCAGAATCATCAAAAATAGACTCAATTCTAAATTTTATTCGCAAATCTACTGCATTTGCACCGTCATTAATGTCAAAAATTTCAAAATCAGAAAATCCTGCATCACCTTCACCAGTATTTGACCAAGGATTTTGACTTGAGGTGTACTCAATACCGCTTTCTTCTGCTGCGTCCCATGCATCAGCATAAGTTACACCATCAAAACTAACCTCAAAGTCTAAAACACCATTAGGTAATTGACTCGAAAACTGATTATAACTAAATGCAACTTTAAGTGACTCAGTATCAATAGCAAATAGTGTTGGATGAGGACAATCCGAATCACCTGTTAGATCTTCTACACCAGAATAACTTAATGTGGTTTTGGCAGGACTACAAGTAAAGTTTGTACAAGGAATACATCTTACTCCATCATCAGTACTTGAACTTGGTGTACCGCCAGAAGGTGTAGTAGTAGTGGTTCCTCGGCGCGTCTCCAGATAATATGCTGCCTTTCCAATATGCCCTGCTTCATCAGACGTATCATAAAGATAAGAAAACCAAGTATCAGAATACTGAAAATCAAACGATAACTCGTTAGGAGTATAATTAAATGCTAATGTACTAGTGTTAAAATTAGCTCTGCCAAAATTAAGTGTACATTGATCTGCTTTAGTATACATCCCACAAATAGCAGGCGGCGCTCCTAAAGAAGTGTCATACGAAACTCTAAAAGATTCGTACATAACAGCATCATCATCCCTTGCAGGAATATTATAATTATTCGTTTGCTGTGGATCGCGGAGGAATGCCCTAGGATATTCTTCGTACTCGAATTCTACTGCTCCTGCTGTACCTGCTGCTGGAACAGAGTTATAACAATGGTTATCGTCACATTGATCAGTAAACTGATTTGTCTTACACCCCATTTTCTAACTCCCTAATCCTCCTATAGATTTCATCAAAGTTTTCTTTTAAGTTCAGATAGTCCTCATACCCCTCTGGTTTGTAATAAGTCTTTGCTGGCGTGGGTAACTCGGTCATGTACTTTTCCACCTCTTGTAGGCGCTTCCCGAGTGCTAAGAGACACTCATTAATGTTTGTTAGGGATAATGCAATTTGTTCTGCAGATACCTCAACTAATTCTTCACTCATCCTCTGCTTTCCTTAATGTAAATGTACCATCTTCAATATCATAATCTAATTCTGTCCCAATATCCCATCCCAGTTCTTCACATACCTCGTAAGGAATCGTGAGGATTAAATCACCGAAATCATCTTCTTCCAGTCTGGTTGTGAATCTATGGGACATATCTCTATAGGCGGTTTCTGACTTGTGGATTATCTGTGGGATTATCGTTCTTCCACTCAACCCATAGTGTATATAGATCATCTAATACCTGAGAAGCATACGATGATGCATAATAGTCTGCACACGCATACATCCGAGGGTCTAGAAACGCTTCTTTCTGTATTAAACTCTCCAATGCCCATACACGTGTGTCTTGTCTCTCTATGCGGGTCTTAGAGTCCATTTTTTTACCTCAGAAAATTTTTTGAAACCTGTGGAAAACTTTTACAAAATAATATATCGATCGCTCTGGGGAACCTTTGTAGGTTAGGGTAGTGGCCGTTTTTTATATTTAAGGGGGCTAATTTTACTGCCCCGATAACATTTAACAACTGTCCGCTAAGTGTTACATAGTGCCTCCGATTACTCTCCTATTATACATCACTGGTCACATAGTTGTCAACACATTCCCAAGACCATTTGATATGTTTGATATAATCAAAGGGCGACATTCTCGGAGTGTTTGGGTATGCATCTCCCAGGTCATTCCGAACCCCATCGATGTACCTTTCCAGGTCGTAGATACTGTTGAAAGTTCCTCTGAGGGACTGAGAATCATCGTAGATAAGGTACTGCATAAGTCTTGAAGATACTAGGAGGGTTTCTGAACCTCTACAAGGTTATTGTATCATGTTTCTGATACTTTGTCAAGTGCCCCTGTATGACACTGAGAGGCGAATGATTAGCAATGGTGATGATAGGGTCTCCGAGGTATTCTGAG